CCGATCGTACGGCAACCGATCGTACGGCAACCGATCGTACGGCAACCGATCGTACGGCAACCGATCGTACGGCAACCGATCGTACGGCAACCGATCAATACCCAGAATTTCCTGCCCATTACGTAATGATTACTGGTGACAAAAGTCTATCTGAGTCCAACGTATCTGATCTCGAGGCAGTGAATCGACGGGAAAATTTCGATGGATCGGTTGTAAAGGTGGTATTGATTTCTCAAGCTGGATCGGAAGGAATTGATTTCAAGAATATTCGACAAGTTCATGTTCTCGATCCATGGTACAATATGAGTCGCACAGAACAGATATTGGGGCGAGCAGTTAGAAACTGTAGTCATTCATCGTTGGATTTATCCGAACGCAATGTCCAAATATTTCTTCATGCTTCGTTGATGAATGAATCGCCTATGAAAGAAACAGTTGATTTATATTTATATAGAATATCTGAGGAAAAGGCTATTCGAATTGGCGAAATAACTCGTCTCATGAAAGAAACCGCTGTCGATTGTTTGATTCATGAAAATCAAGGAAATTTTACAGCCGAACAAATGAACCAAACTGTTCAACATTTACTTTCATCTGGTGAGCGTACATCATTTAAAATTGGCGATAAACCGTATACTGCAATATGTGACTATAAAAACACATGTGAGTTCAAATGTTCTCGTGAATTATCAGATAACGTATTGGGATCCGATACAACGAGTTATTCGGAACCATTCATAAATTCCAGTGTTGATATAGTAGTATCTCGTATTCGACTACTTATGCGAGATCATTATTTCTTAGTCGGCCAAGATATTATATCGAGAATAATGGCAAAACATAGATTCTCGAAAACACATATATACGCAGCATTGACGCGGATGGTTGGAAATACAGCCGAACCTATATACGATGAGTTTGGTCGCGAAGGGGTTCTCAATAATATTGGTACATTATATTACTTTCAACCAATTGAATTAATTGACAATCCGAATATTAGTAATTATGATCGAATGATTCCTATAAATGTGAAACGAAATATAAATATAAAAGTAGATACTGTATCACATGAGTCAACTAATATTGACGACAAGGGCCCGATGATATTAATTTCCAACTTATTTAAAACGTATACAGAAATGGTTGTATTATTGGAATCCGATCCAATTTCTGATATTAAATTAGAAAAGGGACCAAAATCAGATACAACATCAACGCGATGGAATCGCACTGCTCGACGGGTATTACATGATATGAAGACCAAGTGGGACAATGATATTACAAATGACCAATTCAAATTCTACGTTACAAGTCATTTCGTAGATTTATTACCACCAACAGATTTGAAATTGATTATTGATTATTATATTAATTACACAGACAAAACCGATTCGGAACAAACTGTAGTTGCAGACCAGGATATGGTAATGTTTCGCGCATTTACCGAAGAAATGTTTCGGATTATTTATGGTTTACGAGTCAGTGATCCAACTACCCAACTTACTGGTTTTGTTATTCCAAAACAAAATTTCGAACAAGGGTATGATTTACTTATACAACATGACGGAGAAACATCCGAATCAACGAAAGTCCTCCGACCAGCCCAGTTTTCAGAGACGAATATATTGATACCTGTTATTAATACATTATTGGTCGATTCAAACAGTATTGCACCAGTGACAGGATTTATATCTAAAGCAAGCCGCACAAATGAAATGGTATTCCGTGTCAAGAATATGGACAAATTGAGTCAATCTGGAACGGTTTGTTCTCAGACATCTGGGACAGAAATTATGAAACGACTCAGACCCCTTGAGTTGGCGGCACGTGATAGATTTTTTTGGTCTGAAATGCAAGGCGACAAATCTAGTAGTGATGCATATGCTGGTACTGAGTTTAGTAATATTCGCAAAAATATATACGCCACGTATATGAAAAACAACCTTATAAATCAACTTGATTGGGTAGATAAAGACAAAAATGGAAAAGATAAGGCGATGACTTATAAAAGTGATCGGTTATGTGTAATTGTTGAAATTTTACTTCGACATTATGATTCTATTCGAATAAAGTCCAAGCGGTGGTTTTTCACACCAACATTGTTTGCATTAAATCATTCAAAATTATAATATTCTATTTACGTAAATGCAATATCACCATTGAATATCATATTGCGTGTCTGTGTATATCCAATCTCCATATTTGTCATGATATCATTAGAATCAAACTTCAATGTATCACCAACTAATATCCTCATTGGTTGAATGACAATCACATTCGGACGATTAATGTAACACGACATATCATTTTCATATAGCGAATCCATAAAAAACTGTATGACCGATGCACCGTACTGTATGATATTCATTCGGCCAGTATTTTTCTTCCGATTAATAATTTCCTCTTCATCGACATTGCGTGTTGTAATAATAATAATTGGTTTATTTGTTTTATCAATAATATCATTTGACCATACATACCGTTTTACACAAGCATCTACGTATGACTCTCCTTGTATTTTTACAGGAGGAAAGAACACTGGAATACTACATCCAGCAAGTATAGCGTTATGTATATTTGGATGTTCTTTTCCAAATGTAGTAAATTTTCCTGTGTGAATATTCGCTACCGATGCGTTGAAATGTACATTGCTATTATTTAATTTATCAATATCAATATGGCGTTTAATCATATTTCCAAGTGGTTTTGGGTTATATAACCCCGAACGGTAAAAAATTCCTTCAATAAAAGATAGTCTCCAATGTTTATATATATTACGCGACGAAGTCATACCTTTCCATATTTCAACAAGATTTAAAATTGCTTCAGATTGTTGAGATATATCATATTGGGCAATATATGATCCAATGAGACCACCTACCGAAACTGTATCAATTGTATCGAATTTCACTACATTGAATTCTGATAATGCAGCGAGACATCCAACTTGAAATGCTCCGAGTGAACCTCCGCCCGAAAGGATCAATGATGCTATTATGGGTTTTTGATTAATTGATTTTATCGTATCATTAGAATATATTCGTTGAAATTTAAATAGTTCATTGAATGTATATGCAAATACACACATATATATGGATAGTTGTACAATTATTTCCATTAACATAATTTTAGTATTGGATTGTATATAAAAAAATCCAACTCTACTTGAGTTCATACAATATTACTATATAATTCATACATATTGATAAAATATTACGCCACGACATTACGACGCGGTATTACACCCTTGGAAATTTAAAACATAATTGGTCCATTTTGGGGTATATTCCCCCCGATTGACGTAAAAGATGCTATTTTATCAATCAACGTATCGATGCGAGCACTTGTTTGTATACACGACGAATACGTTTCTTTTATATTTTGGAGTCCTTGAACAGATAATGAAAGTGCATCATATAGACCAGTTTTAATATTATCTCTATTGGTGATTTCTGCGTATAAGATAGCTCTGGTAATAATGCGGTCCAATTTTTTAATCGTTTCTTCTCGTGAATCGCGGTTCCACCATCGTTTCAGAGATGTCGGTACATAGTATGCTTGTATTTCATGATTCAAATATGATCCAGTGGTAGATATTCGTGTATTGATGGGTGTTGTCATAATAATTTTCAGATTTATAAATACTTCATTAATTTCGTCCGAACTGGGTTGATTTTTAATTAACATTGTTACTGGTTGTTGTGCTACTTGTGTTATAGTATAACCCGAATTGTCGTTATCATTTGTGTTATATACGGATGTTTCGTCACTTTTTGTAGTATTGGAATTCGATCCAATATTCTCATCCAATGTGTCGTTATTAAAACCGTTTGATTTTTTATGAGGCATTATAATTTTGTGTATACTAACCATATTCAACTGATATCAATAAATCAATTTCTATAAAATTGATAACAACATATAGGAGGAACTTATTAAATATACTATCACTACATAATGGAATCCACTAGTTCAAACAAACAAGATGTCACTAATTCATCCAAATATGTAAAAAAACAATTACGAATCCCTCGGACAGGGATTTATACAAAATCGATAATACATCGCCCCGTGTATATAAATATAAATGAAGTTAGTTCATCAATCAAAGAGACAATTGAACTTATTATTAAATCTGATATTGAAGGAATTTGTATTCCTAATGGATTTGTTAAACCAAATTCGGTGAATGTCTTATCGTATTCTGGTGGAAAAATTCAAAATGGTATGATTCGATTCGACTCAACTATTGAGTGTTTATTGTGTAATCCAGTAGAAGGTGTTATTGTATCGTGTAAAATACGCAATATTACAAAAGCGGGTATTCGCGCCGAGGTGAATGAAGCGGTTGTTCCGATTGTAGTATTTGTTAGTAGAGACCATTCTGTTGGTGGTAATGATATTGAATATTCGATTAACCAGGAGATAGCCGTTCGTGTGATTGGCGCGAGGTTTGAATTGGGGGATCCTTATGTATCGGTGATTGCCGAAATAATGAATTAATATGCCTTGTACGATACTTTTCTGTACACGATGTTTGTACTAAAACATTGATTTCTCGAAGACGATTTGTAAAATATATAGGTGGAGTACAAATATCTATATCATTTTTTTGTAATATAGATTGTTTGTATATATCGACCAGTTTTAAAATTATTTCTGAGCAACACGTTGGTTTAAGTTTATTGAATTCAATATATACATTGTTGTTGAAAATTCTAACCACAACTGTAGTATATAAAAGTGTTGCAACGTATAATATATCTTTAATATAAATAATTGTTGGTGATTCGATGTGTAATACAGATGATCCATTCAATTCTTGTAATAGTAATATTGATATAAAAATTCCTATAACGTCTTCTTTTGTCGTCGACTTTATATCGTAATACTGAATACCGAATTTTTGTTTCCATTTGGGGAGGAGTGTATTTGACAATTTAATCATCAATTGTTTTGACACGGTTTGATGTTTATTGTTTTCTGTGACATATTCGATATGTGAATTGACTATATTATGAGCAATTATCGATTTTGATATATTGTACGAATCACTTAATACTAATGAACACCCTTTGTGTGCATCGATTCGGATTCGAACCCATTGTGGGACGGTTGAATTGGAACAATCGGTTGAATTGGAATAATCGGTTGAATTGGAACAATCGGTTGAATTGGAACAATCGGTTGAACGCATTATAGGTATATCATTAATATACGTTGTTGGATATGGAGTAGGATTCATTATTTCTATAATATTAATTGTACATCGATCCGAAATCGTTGGTAAATATAAACTATTATTCATTTATGAATTTAATATGACACTAATCAATGCGATATATGTCATATGTGTTATTTATCTATATCAATTAGAAAAAAAATCGGATTCTAATTTTCCCATTTTCTTTTCAATACGGGTGATTGTATCGTCCCTCGAGGTTGAAAAATTTATATATTTTAATATATCTGAAATACATTCATCTGAAAGCACTGAAATATTAATAAAACATCCATTGTTGTTTTCATTTATAGATTCGCTTGCATATTTGTGTATAATACGAAGAATATCTATATGAAATTCTGTAGAAAGTGTATTTACAAATGATTGTATCCTAAATAGTGTTTCGCAATTAGATTGTGAATGGGTTTTTACTATACTTTTTGGAGGAATTGTTTCAAGATCGGGTAGTTGGTTATTTGTTAGGAAATCAGTTGGTTTGCAATCAGTTGGTTTGCAATCAGTTGGTTTGCAATCGTTCATTTGTTTAGATATGATTATAATAGATAATGTATCGATATACTTATATTTGTATCGATATACTTATATTCATTTGGAACAACATGTCATTTTTACATTTTTCACAAAGTGTGGCGATATATTTTTCATACCAGACCGTTGTTTTGCCTCATATTTTAACCGTTCGATTCTGTTTCCAGACGACACTGCACCGTTCGAATAATATTTTTTGTTACTAGGTGAGTTTGTTATATTGGCATCACATGAGGTCACGACTCCATTCGAATCTGTTATATGAATTTGAACCTGATTGTTTGATTCATTTTGTGTAAACGAACGAGCTCTTGCTTTTAAATATCCATTAGTATCAGAATAATAATTTGATGCTAGTACAGTTGTTGCTGGCTTGTAAACCAATTTATTTATCTGGCATAATGGTTCTGAAAAAACCTGGGATGTGACAAGTGTTGTATTTGTGGTGTTATCGGTACATTTTATTGTTTCGTTCGATGCACCGATACCACCAGGACGATTGATTGCTGATATAGACGTGCGTCGCGAAACGGTTTTATATTGAGGATCGATACTGAATCCCAAACTGTATCTATAGTGGGAAATTGGATTCGCCTTGAATGGAGTTCGGGTAGGAATATTTATATAAGATCGGTTTTGTTTCGGTACATTTGAGTATACCGTTCTGAATTGCATTTTTATATTATCGGTATAAAATAAAATATTGATTAAATATAATAATTTGTTTGATATACAAATGAATCGATCTGAACGTATGTCAAGTGTTGTAATGTTCGTTACATTTACTATTATTGTGTGTTGTATAATAATAATGTTGTACAATGCTTTCTATATTGGGATTGAATTCGATACATTGATGCCCAATACAAGGTCAATGAATCCATATATGATTTCCGAATCATTCCAAACCGCGGCAGACGATGCTAAATTTGATGCAGTTAAGGCGGAACTCCTTACTCTTACCGCCGCAGTTAAATTAAATTCCGATTCATTAGATCAACTTATACAGGCACAAACATCAATGCCCCTGGCAAGTGATGATGATGAAGATTTGATCGAATGATATATAATATAATATAAATATAATCAAACGTATAGACGAATTAATGGCAAACTCTGGTACAAGCACAAGTATGTTTGGTGAAACATATGAATATGCTAACCAAATCAAATCTCCCGATTTAATGAAAATGTCAGACTATGGTTCGTGGAATCAGATTAAGAAAAATGTAAATGGTCTCGAATCGTATTTCACTGTCTTACTAGAGGGGGGTGGTAATGCATCTAAAGTAAAATCATCTGCACTTAATGGGGGTCTTGGGAACCGATATTTTTTAAAAACTGGACAAAAATGCAGCAATAAAAAGGATCGGTATATTTACATTGACCATGTTCCTACCAAACGTACATCTCAGGCAAGTGTTGGATTTGGTAATAATGTTGGCCTTATTCCTGGTATTACAAATAACGCTATATCGGCAATCGACCCAATCGGAATGGCATCTGCGTTTATGGATACATCTCCGACCAAGGAATGTATAGAGGTTGATTTATCAACTGTCGATCAACATGGTACATCTGGTAGTAGTAAACAATGGATATCAAAAGACGATGTCACCGATATTGATGCATGTTGGTTTGCAAAGAAAAATAACGTAAGAACAAATCCTGAAACGAAGAAACGTTGTAGAGATGGTTTCTCTAATATATCGGATACACAGTTTACAGGAGAATTGAGTGGGTCGGAATTGAGTGGGTCGGAATTGAGTGGGTCGGAATTGAGTATTACGCGTACAAATGTTGATCAATCCCAATCCTCCGATATATTAGAGTCGGCGTATATTCTTCTAATAGGAGGAGTTGGATTATATGCACTCAATTCACTATTGAAAATCACACGGTAAATTGGACACATATATAATTTGGTGTTATCATCCATATTACGAATATACATTTCGATAAAATATACATTTTATTATTAAATATGAATAAAATGTACAATGTCGACATCCGGTATTACATACGATACATCATTATATGATGCAATGACTGATGCCGAGTTGAGGAACGCGGTCGTCACTCATAGTATTATGTCATCACAGTTGTCGGGTGAACAATTTGATATCGCTTTAGAATTGGGCGGGGATTCATTTAGGATAGAGATTAAACAAGCACTTGCTGAATTGGATGCTTTTCTCGCAAATAATGGTGGTGGTGTCGTTCCTCCTCCTCCTACTCCCACGATGACAAACGATGAATTTGTTGATATGGTTATTACATTTGGTATACAATTAGAACAATTACCCGAATTTGCTGTGCTACACAATATTACCATAACATCCGAGTTAGAACAACTTGTTATTGATACTATTAATACATCGCCTCCAACGAATGGACCCACAATTGAACAAATTGCGAGTATGATGACCCAGACGGGAATGACATTACAAGAAATGGCATCAACTTATAACTTCACTATCACTCTTGAAATGGAGGCTGCTTTTCCTAGTGTTCCATCTACCGAATTAACCATCGAACAAATTGGTCAAATGATGAATGACTCAGGAATGACATTACAAGAACTGTCTGAATCGGTTGGATTTGTCATCACTCCTGAAATGGAAGCTGCTTTTCCTGCTAATCCATCTACCGAATTAACCATTGAACAAATTGGTCAAATGATGAATGAATCAGGAATGACATTACAAGAACTGTCTGAATCGGTTGGATTTGTCATCACTCCTGAAATGGAAGCTGCGTTTCCTACAGAGGAGCCTACTGCACCATCAATTGAGCAACTTGCTAGTATGATGACCCAGACGGGAATGACATTACAAGAACTGTCTGTAGCTTATAACTTCACTATCACGGCTGAAAT